GATTCCAAAAAGATAATAAACAAGGTGTTAGATTTGCTCCTAAACAACAATTACAAGGTCAGGAAGAAATTGAAATAGAAGATGAGGAGGAGTTCAATGATTAGTGAAAACGAAAAATATGGACTTCTTCTCAATAATAATATAAAAATTCATAGAACATATTTTAAAGAAATGTGTGGTTTAATCGGAATAAAGGTAGTATATAGAGCTCCACAACCTGGTAAACATTGGACTATCTATACAGAGATAGAAAGCAATTATCAAAAACCAGAAGTAGTTGATTGTATTTTTGAAGAGCATATAGACCAGAAGACGATGAAAAAATTAGGTTGGGATGCTGAATTAGTTGAAGGTGAAGCTATTATAAGTGTTCCTTATGATTTAGAAGGGATACAAGCAGGTGCTTTATTTATAATACCAAGTGGTATAGATTGTGCTAGTGGTAGATTATTTAGAGTAACACAAATGTCTACTATACAAATATATCCAGCTTCTATAACATGCAGATTAGTTCCAGAATTTGAAAACACATTTTCAAGTAGTCAATTTAATTATAAGCATAGTAGTTTTAACTTACTTAATGAGGAGGAGTAATGAGATTTTTAATAGAGAAATCTATATTTGATTCTCCAAATGAGTATGATAAAATAAGAGATAGAAGGCAGCGTTTTGATTATATAAATAATTTTCTAAATTCATTGCCTAATGCTCAACATTTAAAGAAAGCAAAAGATATTTATATAGATAGTATTTTAGAAAATGGACATAATGATTTAACTAATAAGTTTATACCTTTTATAAGAAATATTTATTTTGATGCACCTAAAAATATAGTTAGTTTAATAAAAGAACTTGTAGATAAAAATAAATTAAATTTAAAAGATTCTAAAGTTCAAAAATGGTTGTATTCAAGTGATTTATATAATAGACCAGAGTATGACATTGACTACACTATAAAAGCATTGACATTAGCATCAAATCCAGATTTACAAAAAGAAGATGGTGTAAATAAATTTTCTGATAAAGATTTAAAGATAACTAATTTTTATAAAGATGGCAAGTTATTAAGTGCAGAGCAAATAAAAGATGTTTTAAGAAATTGGCAAACAAAAGAGCTAGATTTACCTCGGTACAAATCTAAATCAAGTTCCAATAGATTAAAACAAGTATTTAAAGATAATAATCCTAAGATGACTGATGATGAGGTTGATACTAAAACTTCTGAAATTATAAATACTGCTGATGAACAAATAAAGAATGATATAGCAGATGGTTTAATAAATATGGGTATAAAGAGAACAGATGCTACAGCATTAGTAAATCAATATTATAAGGAAGGCGATACAGCAGAAGAATTAATGACTAATGTATTGAGGAGCAGAAGTTAATGAATCTAGAATTAGATCTAGAAAATGTAGAATCTAAAGATAGAGTACCTTTTGTTAATTATATAATTAAACAGATACAAAAAGAAGTTTTAAATCAATTTGATGAGAGAAAAGTATATAAATTAGAAAATTACATCAATAGTAATAAAATTATTGATTTCATATTAAGAGATAAATATATCAAAGTAAGGGATATTTATTTAACTGCTGTTTATAATCTTATTATAGAAGAATTAGATGAAGATATATTTAATATAATTGTTAATAGAAATATAAATGTACCAGATTCAAATTCTTTATTAATTTCCTTGCTAAAATTATTAGAATATGGAAATTTAAGTGTTAATAAATATGGTTTATTAACCAAAATAATGCAAGATATAGCAGATAATATAGATACTTATTTTAATAAATATAAATTAGGAGTTGAATAATGAGTGTTACTTTATATGATAAAGCACTCTTATCTAAATTTAAAAGATGGATTAAAGATGATTCCTTAACAATATTAGGAGTTGATGAGACTAATACCTTATTTAGATATAGAGCAGATATAAATAATGACCAACCTATTCAATTACCATTAGTTTCATTAAGTAGAAATTCACCAGTAACAATTACTTCTACTTCCAAAAGACCTTTAACATTCGATGGGTCAAAAAGAGAAGGAAATATAGATAGGACAAATCAATTAAATGCAATACCTATAACAATAAGCTATCAATTAGATATATATGCTAGGTATGAAGAAGAAGTAGAAGAATATGTTAGGAATTTTATATTTAACATAATAAATTACAATAAGTTAGAAATAGAAATTCCTTATAAAAGTTGTAATATAATAAGCAGGAGTTATCTAAACATCCAGCCAGATATTCAAGATAACTCAGATATAAGTGAAAGATTAATACATGACCAATTTAGGCGAAGAACAATAAATTTCACTTTACAAGATGCTTATTTATATGATTATAAGACAATGGATAATTGGAAGATTGATACAGGCATAGAAGTTAAATTAGTTCTAGATGTTGAAGAAGAGCTTGCATCAGGTTCTATAGATATAAGAAAATAATTAAGGAGAAAATTTTAAAATGCCAAATATTGTTATACGAGAACAAGATTTATCAGATGTAGCTACAATAGATATAACTGAAAATGCTGTATATGTTCCAGGACTTTCAACTAAAGGTGATTTACATAACCCTACAAGATTTACCAATATTGATGATTTTAAAGAAAAATTTGGTGGCCCAGTAACTTTAACAAATGATGCAGATGGTATAGAAGATACTTCTTTTAAATATGCAGCTGAATTGATATCTGCTGGTGTACCAGTATATTTTGAGAGAGTAATCGATACAGACACGCAACCTCTATCTTATGATAAAGTTAATCAAACTATCTTAACTGGTTTAGGTATATGGTTAGATAAATTAACTGATAAAAATGCATACAACATTAAATTTATAACAACAGGTACTTATTCAGTTACTATAAATGACACAACATTTAAAAAGATATTAAATATTGCTGCAACTAGAGGAGATTGTATTGCTTTAGTAGATGTTGATAAAGAAAAGACACTTTCACAAATTCAAACAGAACTTACTAATATATCAGATACTGATTTAGAAAATAACTACACAATCACAATTAGTGGAGATAAAGAAGATACAAAAGAATCTACTCTTAAATATGGCACAATAATTGCACCTTGGGGTACTTACAGTACTAAGAATTATGAAGATATAGAATTACCTGGCTCTTTTGCATATTTAACTTGTTTAGCTAAATCAACTGTTAATTACCCTAATTGGTATGCTATTGCTGGTGTAAATAGAGGTTATATAAACAATTTAAAACAATTAAGAGTTGCCGTTACAGGTAGTGAAGCAGATACAGTTCAAACAATAAAAGGTATTTCAATTGTACCTATAACATATATAAATCCATATGGTTATTGTATTTGGGGTAATAGAACTTTACATAAAAATGATAAAGATGATTTAGTAGCAAGTTCTTTCTTAAATATAAGAATGCTTGCTTGTGATGTAAAGAAAACATTATACACAGCAGCAAAAGAATTGATGTTTGAAACAGATAGTATGCAATTATGGTTAGATTTTAAATCTAAAGTTACTCCATTATTAGATAAAATGGTATCAGGAAATGGTTTAACTGATTACTCAATAAAAAGAGTTAAATCAAATATGAAAGCTACTTTAAAAGTTGTTGTTACATTATATTGTGTTGAAGCAATAGAAAATTTTGATATAACATTAAATATAACAGATAGCACAGTAGAAGTAGCAGAGTAATAAGGAGAAAATATAGATGGATAATTTAAGAACAGATATAAGCACTTACCATTTAACAGCTAACCCAACACTTTATGAATCTCAAAAAACTAATGCTTTTAAATTTTTAGTAACTGGATTGGATAATTTAGTTAATGTTGCAACTGGTGAACCAATAGTAAATGCAGCTGATGCTTTAAAATGGTCTATAAAAACATTTACCCCACCATCATATAGCCAACAACCATTAGAAATTAGAAGAGGTAATACAGTTATGAAATCTGCTGGAACACCTACTTTCAATAATTCGACAATCTCATTAAATGATTTTGTTGGTGCTAAAACTTATGATGTTTTAATGGCTTGGCAATATTTATCAGGTAACATTAAGACAGGTAGAAATGGCTTAATGAAAGATTATAAAAAAGAAGCTTATCTAGTAGAGTATACTACTGACTTTGCTCAAGTAGTAAGAGTTTGGCATTTATATGGCTGTTGGGTAAGTAATTTAAGCAAAAATGATTTTGATAATTCTTCAACAGCACAAGATGTAAATATATCTTGTACAATAGAATATGATTTTGCAATACCAGAATCACCTGATAATATAGAATAATAATTATTACACCGAAAAGAGGAGATGAATATAATGGAAGATTACACCATAGCAGAAGAGTACCAACTACCTAGTAAAGGGAAAGTGTACCCAAAAGAAATTAATTCTAATATAAAAATTAGAAGTATGACTACTGAAGAAGAGATGAAAAGATTAGGACCAAGTCCTTATGTATATAAAAAGTTCTCAAATATAATAGATGATTGTTTAATTGAAAAACCAGGTTTATCTGCATATGATATGTGCATAGGTGATTATCAATTTCTATTATATAGATTGAGAGCAGTTACATATGGGGATGATTACAATATAGACAGTATTTGTCCATACTGTGGTTCAATAAATCATCTTACAATTGATTTAAGTAAATTAAAAGTCAATACTTATAGTGATGAATTAAAGAAATATATGGAGTTTGAGCTTCCAAGATCTAAAAAATTAGTTAAACTTAAATTGCAGACTCCAAGAATGCTTGATGAAGTAAACAAGAAATGTAAAGAACTTGAAGAACATTCATCAAACATAGACAGTGAGCCTGCTATTTTATTTAATATAATGTCTTTAATTGAATCAATAGATGGTGTTGTATTATCAGAGGTTAAATTAGAAAACTTTGTTAGAAAATTGCCAATGCAAGATGCAAATTATATCTTACAAAATTCTAAAAATTTAGTCACAGCAATTGGTATTGATACAACATTTAATTGTAATTGTAGTTCTTGTAATAAAGAATACAAATCAAGTTTGCCCATCACAGGGGAGTTTTTTGGACCCTCAATTAACTAGTGATGGTAAACTGTATGCACCAATAAGATATGAAGAAATAGTTAAAGAAAGATATATAATATCTAAAATGATACATACGTCATACAGTGATACAGGCAAAATAACTCCCACAGAGAGAAAATATATATTAAGTTATATAATGGATGAAGCAAAGCAACAAGAAAAGAAATTAAAAGAGTATAAAGAGAAAAATAAAAGGGGATAGATAATGCCAGGTGCAAAAATTCATGACGCTGATACATTAGGGCAAGTATTAGGAACATCTAACTCCTCTAAGGATAGTATAAAAGAGCAAGTAGATAAATTTCAAAAACTCTTAAAAGATGCTGTTAAAAGTACTGCTGATTATGCACATGCGTATGAAGCAAAACTTATTAAAAAACAACAGCATGATGAAAAACAAGAAAAGATAAATGCTTTAAAAGAAGCTGCATCCCTAGAAAATAATTTATTTAAGAAAACTGCTTTAAGCATGAAAGCATCTATGGCTGATATAGCTAATAATTTCAGTGAAAAATTAACTAATGGCTTAAAGAATAGCTTTAATAAATTTATGGGTTCTGCTGGTAGATCCATTGATGAATATATAAGTGTATATTCTAAATATATGGGAACTATTAGTGCTAGAATACAAGGTAGTGATTTGACCTATACTGGTTTAATGAGTAATATATCTCGAAATCTAGCTACTAGCCCATATGTTAGACAAACTGACATGATTTCTAACTTAAATAAATTTGTTGAATCAGGTATAACTTATAATTTAGAATTACGCTCTTATATAGCTACTGTTTCAGATAAAATAGCAGATACTTTTGATGCATTTGATAGTAGTTTATTAAGAATAATTAGAATACAACAAGCAGATAGCACAACAGCAAGATTAGGTATGGAGGCTTTGCTTACTCAATATCTTAATGCTACATTTGGTGATACATCTTATTTAAATACTTCTAAGAATATATCAGCAATGCTTTTAGAGGCAGAATCCCAAATGGGATATAAAGGTGCTTCTGAGTTTGAATTTGCAGTTCAAAAATGGCTAGGTTCGATGAGTGCAGTTGGTGTATCTCAAGGAACTTTAGAGAGTATAGCAACAGGTTTAGGTTATTTAGGTAGTGGTAACGTAGGAGCATTAACTGGAAACCAAGGATTAATGAATTTACTTACTATTGCAGCAAGCCGTTCAGGTCAAGATATTGGTACATTATTAACAGGTGGTTTAACCGCAGAAAGTGCTAATAGAGTTATGAGTGGGTTAGTCAACTTCATGCAAGAGATAGCCCAAACAGATAATTTAGTTGTAAGGTCCGAGTATGCTAGATTGTTTGGTATGACTATATCAGATTTGACAAGTATTTTAAATTTAAGTACTGAAGATTTAATGAGTATATCTGAGAATATGTTTGAGTACAGTTCAATGATAACAGAAACTCGAAATCAATTAGAGAAACTATCTGAAAGAACATCTGTAAGTGATATGGTAAGCAATGTGTTATCTAATTTGATGACTAATATAGGTTCTCAAGTTGCGACAAATCCTGCACTCTATGGCATTTGGGAAGTTGCAAGTTTAATGCAATCCTCTGGAATAGATATCCCTATACCTATCCCATTTGTAGGTACTATGAGTACTACAAATTTAATGAAAACGGGGGTAATTGGGGCATCAGGCTTAATGTCTTTGATTTCGGTTATAGGTAATCTCACTGGTGGCAATATGGCAGGGACTAGTTTAGATGTTTGGAGACAATCTGAAACTACTACAAGAGGTAAAGGATTAAGCCCATATACGGTAGGTGCTACGACATCTCAAAGTTCTTATATAGGCCCAGTAGATACAAGTACATTTGGAGAAACTTTTGAATCAGAGCAAAAACAAGCAGCAGCTTATACTGGAACTGAAATATCTTCAAGTGATGAATTATTAGAGGTTGTTAGAGATAATATTGCAGAAGATGTACATTCAATGTTAATTAAAATGGAAAATTTTGAGACAATGCTTACAACATCAAATTTTGGTAGGTTATTGCAAATATAGGAGAATAAATGTTTCAAAAATATTACAGTGATAATTTAATATCAAAATTTATAAAATGTTTACTCTGGGATACTTATATTCCAACAGTAGATATTTGGAGACCTGGTAAATCTATTATAAAAGGATTTACATACATTACTTATGATAGATATATAGTAAAAGCAGAACAAGATTATATTTCAAGTTTAGATGTTACTGCAGAGTATAAAGGCCCAAAGACAGCATTAGATAGTAATTATTTTAAAGTTATATCCAAGTATGTGGATGGGGAATGGTATCCAGGTATTACATCTAATTATCAATCAAATTCTGCTTTATATGACCCAAATACACATTATTATTTAGGTCAATATCTTAGAATGGTAAGAGATTTAGATGGAATTGATTTGATGCCTTTTTATAATTGTTATAGTGGAGAAATGTCTGATAAAATAAGAATATTAAATGATGATTCTATTACAACAACTAATAATAAAAAAGATGGTAAAAATCTATATATAGTACCTATTAAATTTAACAAGCAATATTCAATATATTTTAATTCTGCAGTACCTTTCAAAATAAAACCTGTTTATTATAATGGTATAAGTATAAAAGAAGTTAAGTATACTAATAATAATACTCCAGTAAAAAGTGATATAGTAACATATTCTTCTAATACACAACCTTATATTTATTCATTAAATATAGGTGCTGACAATCTAAGGAGTTCAATTGACTCCACTTCTAAATTAATAGAAGATTATTTAGTTCTATTAATACAAGCATCAGAGGATGTTAAATCTAGTTTAACTGTTATAGAGGGACCTATTTCTTCTACTGATAAACAAATATATTGGAATACTAAATTAATAAATAATAACACTTATACTAATAAATTACCAAATATCTATTTAAACTCTTTAGATGAATTAAGTGATGCAGAATTAAATGAAATATATAAACCTGTGTCTTCTTTCATAACATATTCAGGAGTGACATCTTATGCATTTAGTAATAAGTTAGTTGAATATTTATTAAATAATGTTATAACTAAAAATGAAAGAATAAGAGATAATATATTAAGGGTTCAACAAGCCATTTCATCAACAAAAGCTAAAGAAGAATTAGGTAATGACTGTTATTCTGCAGAGTATAAAAAAGATATATGGAATAATAATTTAAGAGCATACATCTATAATTTAGTTACACAATATTATAAAGTACCTCTTTGTGAAGATATTAATGGTTTTATAGATAAGGATACTGAATTTATTGTAGACCAATTTAAAATAATTGATAAAGAATGGGGTGAATAATGTATGAGATAATTTCCAATTATATTTATTTATATCACACACAACAATATATAGTGTTGCCTTCTTTTCCTGATTCTATAACTAATTCAAATATGGCATCTTTTAATGCAACAAGTCCTATGTTAAGGTCTGCACCAATCTATTCTTATAGTCATTCAGGTCCTAGAACAATTCAAGTTCAATTGACATTATTTAGAGATATGATGAGTGAATTGAATTATGGGGTGAGTAATTTCAACATAGAAATTGGTGATGATTATGTCGATACTTTAATAAAGCAATTAGAAGCAATTGCTTTACCTAAATATGCAAGCACTACAAAAATGGTTGACCCACCAATGATTGCAGTTAGATTTGGTAATGAGATATTTATTAAAGGTGTTATTCAAGGTGATATAAGTACTACATTCGAGAAACCAATTATCAAAGGTGATAAATATGAACAAGTAAGAATTTCCTTTAGTGTTCAAGAGGTTACTCCTTATGATGCAGAGTCTGTTCAAAGAAATGGCTTAATGAGAGGAATAAGTACATCTTTAGAAAGAAAGATTTGGAAAACATAGGAGAATATTAATGGATTTATTAACTAATAAATTTTTTAAAACTTATGATTATTTAAGTAGATATACAAGTTTCCCATGTTATTATAATATAGAAGACAATAAGTATATCCAAGGATTAACTAGTTGGTTAAATGAGACTTCTACTTTTATATTACACAAAGTAAAGTCAGGGGAAACATTGGATTCAATCGCTTTAGATAATTATAGTAACAGTACTTTCTTTTGGGTGATAGCTGATTATAATAGGATTAGAGATCCTTTTGCTAAATTAAAAGAAGGAACTATATTAAAATTACCTACATTAGGTGATATATCATTTAAGGAGAATTAGATGTCATTAGATTTATTATCAGCAACAAGTAGAGTAGAAACTCCTTTTATTATAGCTGAGATTGCTGGTATATCTTTTGGTATTTATAACACAGAAACCAGAAATATAATACAAGGTAATTCTCAATATAAATCTTTAGTAGCAACATATCCAAATTTTATGAATTCTTTAACTGTAACTAAAATAAATGGAGCAGTTAATACATACAATCTTGTTATGGTTTATGCTATTGCTAAAGGAGATGACCCAAATTTACTTGAAAAGGTATTTAGTAAAGCAAAAAAAGATAGAACAATATATTTAAGTTATGGTGACTTATCTTTACCTTCTTACATCTATAAAAGAGAAGAGGCTTTAATTTCTAATATAACAAGCAATATCGATTTTTCAGGTTCAAAAATAACATATAACATTTCTTGTACTTCAAAAGCATTACAAGCATCTAGTGGTACTTTTAATTTTCCTAGAAAAATTGCTAAACCTTCTGATGTTATAAAAGAATTACTGTATAATAATACATATGGATTGTTAGAAATATTTTATGGGATGCGAGATAAAGGAAAAGTACTTCAAAATTATCTAATAATATCAGATGATGCTTCCGTAGTGATAGAAGCAAAGAATAATATCTCTCCTTTAAAATATTTAGAATATCTAGTTACCTGTATGATTCCAGAAAATCAAGATACTAACACTATTTTAAAAAATAGCATGTATAGAATTTCTATATATGATGATTTAACTAATGATTATAATGGGCCTTACTTTAAAGTAACTAAAATTTCTAGTAATTTAAAAAAAGATACCTTAAATACTTACATAATAAATATAGGTTATCCAGACCAAAATATTGTAACAAATTTTTCTATAAATGACAATCAAGTCTATAGTATATTATATGATTATTCAAATCAAATAGACCAACCTAAATATATTCAAAGAATAGATAATAATGGAAATTTAGTTTCAGAATATTCACCAAGTTTGTCTAATTCAAATAATTTATTAAGGACAACAGCATCAGACAAAACATGGTGGACTAATATGACTAGTTTTCCTATAAATGTAACTTTAACAATTAAAGGCTTAATAAAGCCAGCAATACTTATGTCTTATGTATACTTAGATTGTAGATTTTATGGCAATAAGCATTATTCATCTGGGTACTATACAATCACAAAACAGACTGATAATGTTAGTGCTAGTGGGTTTAAAACTACTTTAAATCTATTAAGAGTAGGAGGAGATGATGATTACTAAAGCTATTATTGAAGATATAGTATCTGATTATCAAGTGAAAGTAAGGATTCCTATATTTGATTCATCTGATGGTTTTAGTCAAGCAACTTCTACAACTGAATTAAATAATGCAATAATATGTACTTTACCAAGATGTTCTTTTAATCCTAGTGTTGGTGATATCGTATTAGTTGGGTTTGAAGACTTTGACCCAGGTAAACCAATAATTTTAGGATGTTTATTTAAAGAGTCAGGTAATACATCTGTAATGGATTTAGAAGTAGGATGTTTAACAGCAAATTCAATAGTTAAGCTTAGTGAGAATACTACTATTGGTACTATTACTTATAAAGACCTTCAAGAATTAGTTGATTTAAAAAATAATTTTCAATTTATATTAGAAACACTTAATAAGGAGTCTTAGCAATGTATTCTATAAATTTTCCTGATATGGTTTCAAGTGTGACTACTAAACTTATATCTGACCATGATGCAACCGTGCAAAATTTGAAATTAGTTTTGTTGTCAGATAGAGGCTCATTGTTTGGAGACCCATACTTTGGCACTTTGTGGAAAAGATTATTATTTGATCAAAATAATGTGATAATAAGAGACATAATAATAGATGATATATTAACTACTATAGAAACTTTTATACCACAATTATTAGTTACAAGGAAAGATATAACTGTTACATCTGATAAATACAATGTTTATATAACTATAAAAGGAACAAATTTATTAGACTATCAATTAGATACTTATAATATTAAATTGACAGGAGATGAGGTAGAGTAATGACTGAAAATGAAAAAATTATAGCCAATATGAGTTATACAAATAGTGATTTTAGAACTATTTATCCTGAACTTTTAGATACAGCTAAAAAATTGTCAAATAAATGGGACCCAAGTCTATCAAATGAATCAGACCCAGGTGTTGTTTTATTAAAAGAAAATGCAATTATTGCTGATAAAAATAACTATCACTGTGATAAAAATATATTAGAGGCATTCCCACTGTCCTTAACTCAACAAGCAAGTGCAAGGCAACTATATGATTTAGCTGGTTATAATATGCATTGGTATAAATCAGCAATATGTGACATTTCATTTTCATTATTAAATTCAATAGAAGAAATAAATTCAAAAAATGAAGGTTTAGATATATCTAGTATAAATATAGAGTCAGGTACAGTAATAGTAGATAGTACTGGTGAACAAATCTATACTACTCTTGAAACATCTGCTGAATTAAAAGAATTAAATAGTATAGTTACAGTTAAAGCTATTCAAGGTAGTATTCATAAATATGAAATAAATGGCAATTATAATATAACTATAGATAATTTAGATGAAGATTTAAGACTTTATTTTACAGATAATATGATTGCTCAAAATGGAATATTTGTATATGATAGTAAAGAGAGTAATTTTAAGCCATCATCCTTTAGAAATGATGAGATAGATTCTAATTCAGGTACTTGGAAGATAGTAGATAATCTTGCAGAATATGAAAGTGGCTCTCGTGTATTTAAGTTTGGTGTATCCATAAATAATGACACTTGTTACATTCAATTCCCTCAAGATATAGATACTTTAATAGGTAGTGGTTTAAGTATATTTTATACTACAACACAAGGAACAGCTGGAGCAGTTAAATCTCAAGTATTAAACACTTTTAAAAGTGATATTAAAGTTAAAAACAATGATAGTGATGTTATTATCAATAGTTATATAAAAATATCTAATTCTAATTCAACAACTGGTGAAGATATTGAAACTTTAGATGAAGCATATAGAAATTATAAGAAAACAGTTGGAACTTTTAATACACTAGTAACTAGAAAAGATTATCAATCTGCTATATATAATCTAGGAGAAAATACAACTGAAGGCAATTTGATTTCAAATTGTGTTATTGCAGATAGAACCAATGATATGAATAATTCTAATTATATAATTCAATGGGATTTGAATGATAGTTACAAAAAATTATATGTTACTGAAAAAGACGGCACTCCAACTTTGCGACCATACGACATAGTTTTGTATTTATTAAACAAATCAAATACAATGGCTTCTGAAGAAGATTATAATAGAACATTTATTCAAGACAACACCGTATTGACTAGATATAGAGTAGAAGAGGGCATAGATGCATTACAATCCATACAACATAATTATAGTTATCCTAATGGTGCATATTTCGGTATTCAAAATATATGTGTTTTAACAGGGAATATAACAACATTCTATAAAGTATCTAGGTCAGAAGCTGGTGATATAGAGAAGAATGTTTTACAGGCTTTATATAAAAACTATAATTCAAGAGAAATAGATTTTGGTAAAGAATTAGATTACAATGATTTGATAGAAACTATTAAAAATGCAGACTCAAGAATTCGAAATGTTGCATTAAATATTCCGTCATATGAACCTACTTTAATTAAAAATAATGCTTTAGGAAATGTTCCATTATATTCCGATAAGACCGATGCAATAAATGATGAAACATTAGCTAAAATGATATTGTCAGGAAAATCACAATTATTTAAATTTCAAGAAGATTTTCAATATGACTTCGGTCAGATTAAAGGTAAAGGTGATTCTGATAACCCTGCTGGCCCTATACAATCTATAACTACTTATGCAACTTTAACTATACCTGCTAATCCAAATACTGAAGGTGAGCTAGAGTTAAAAGATAATGAATTAGTTCAAATAATCACTCCATCATTGGTAACTTTAGAGGCATATCAAGCAAGGGTTAGATATGAGATTAACTTTGATTATACTACCCCTAATCAGCCCCATGCTATAGTTGCTAGTGATGTTATAAAAGTTACTTATCTCGACCCTGCCACAAATACTACTATAGAGAAACAAAATTTAAATGAAGACAGTAAATTAGTTGGTAAAGTATTCATATCAAATATATCATTAAATTCTTCAGGAACTTTATTAACTGGTCAAAAAATAGAAATAAAAGAAATTTCAAATATCACAATACCTACAAAAACAAATTATTATTTTATAACGAATAAAGTAGAAGGTAATAATTATATATTAGATTTATCTACAGAAGAAAGAATATTGCAGGAAAATGAATACTTTATTTATAAAAGTAGTAAAAGCAGTAGTTTAGTCATATTAGGCTCTGGAACATCATTATATTTAGCCGAAGGCAGTAAATCTTTATATTGCAAAGAAGTAAGCTTTAATGATATAATAAATTCTGAATCTAATACAGATATTAATATAGAGTGGAAATCATTAGATATAGATATTAAAGCACAAGAAAATTATATAGTCAATTTAAATGAAGGTTCTAAGATTTGGCTAACAGGTAGGAATGCTGAAGCTATAAAACTAAGTGACACCGATAGTACTATAAATAAAATGCAAGTAATTAATATTGGAAAAGATGCAGAAGACAATTATATTGTTAAAAATGTTTCAATAAATTATACTTTA